ATGGCGAGATATGATCGTCATCACACCAAAACGGATCGGATCACTCCGGCCTTGGGCGGGCTGGGGTGGCGTCTGGACAGAGGGGGATGCCGAGTGACCGGGGCTGAGGATGCGGCAGAGCTGGGAGCACAAATCCGGGCAGAAACCCCCTACGATGACCCGCCCTATGGACTCGTCACCCACTTCATATACGAGCGCGGTGACGTCTGGTGGCTATACACCTCCGAGCACACTGACGCAAGCACTGTTGACGACCTGTGGCTTCTGCTCCCGCACGATGCCTACTTCAGTGGATCTGAGTCATGCGCTTTCGCGCCAGAGTTCAAACACGTGGCGAATAGCACGAGGGTGCACTATATGATCTCCCATCGAGAAGGAGAGCCGATTGCCAGAATACAGACGAAGGAGCTTTTCGCAGCTCAAATCCTGGGCCGGTTGCAGTGAGGCGTATCGCCTCGAACGGATCGTCAGAGCCCCACGACTGCCAGCCGCATGGTTCACGCACGGCATCGCCGTACATGCCGCCATCGAGGCGTATGAACGGTCCGGAAGGACCCTGACGCCAGATCAGTCAATCGAGGTCTTCGAGACCGCATGGTCCGAGTCCATCATGAAGGACTTCGATCGTGAGCCCGACCTCTCCGTATGGATGACCGGAGGCTGGCGTAAGCCGGAAACTGACATCGAGCTACGGTTCGAAGAGGGCAAGGCTCAAGTCCTGGCCTACCGCGACTACGTCGCGGCATCCGGAGAGTCGATCTGGATAGCGCCAGACGGGCGCATGGCTGTAGAGCTCGAAATTGAGTTCACCCTGTCAGACGTCCCTGTTATCGTCTTCATTGATCAGGTCATCATCACTCAGGACGGGCGGCTTGTCGTCCGAGACCTGAAGACCGGAAGCTCTTACAACTCACCCTTGCAGCTGGCAACTTACGATCTGGCTCTAGAAGCCGAGTACGGCATCCGAGCATTCTGGGGCGACTTCTGGCTAGCTAAGAAAGCGAAGCCATCGCCTCCCGTCGATCTCCATCCCTACACCGCGGAGCGGGTAGGCGCATGGTACGCCGCAATGGACGCCGGCCAACGGGCCGGAATCTATGTCCCGTCGCCTGGAGACCATTGCCGCGTCTGCGGTGTGGCTCAGTGGTGCACCGCTATCGGCGGTGTCGAGTACATCCCCAACTCTCAAAAGGAGATTGCATCTTGACGACGCCTTATGGCTCTCCCGTCCCCTCCCACTCCGAAGCTCCCATCTCGGTCAACTTCAAGATCCCGGAGGTTCCGGGCGCACCCATGCTGACCGTGCGAGCCAGCAACGGTCAGGAGCTTGCCGGCCTGACTGGCGACGTTGCTCGCGTCGGTGTTGATGTGGGCCGCGCGCTGACCGACTTCCGAGCCGGCTTCCTCGCTGGCGCTGGACTTCCGAGCGAAGCGCCTCAGGCGCCCTCTGCCCCTCCGGCTCAGCCGGTTCCGACGGCCTACCAGCCCCAGAATCCGACTGCTGGATATGGTGCTCCTCAGGCGCCTCAGTGGAGCGCTCCCGCGCCCGATCAGCAGCAGTACTCTATGCCGCCTCAGACGGGCGGTCAGGGACAGGCACCTTCCTGCCCTCACGGTCAGCGCGTTTACAAGAGCGGTGTTAGTGCTCAGGGCAAGCCCTACAAGATGTGGGCATGCTCGGCCCCCCAGGGGCCTGGTCAGTGCAAGCCGGAATGGGTCAAGTAGTCTCTTTTTTGACCTGAAGCTTAACGCTTGACAGCCTGCCCCTTCGGGGGCAGGCTTACCCAAGAGGGGAGAAGAGATAGAAACCCTCGTCCAAGCAAGAGCCGGCCGCGGTGACGCGGGAGAGCCGATCCCAACAGTCTTTCGAGGTCTCGAAGAGGCCGGAGTCCATATCCGTCAAGGACAATTCACTCTGATCTCCGCAGCGCCAGGGATTGGCAAATCTGCCGTCAGTCAGACAATCGCAACGAGAGCCAGAGTCCCGACCTACTACTTTTCGGCCGACTCTGATCGATTCGAGATGTACACCAGAGCGGCAGCAATGCTGACCGGCTGGCGAACCGAGGACATTGGAAATGCCGTCCTTCACGGCAAGACTGAGACCATCGACGCGAAACTCTCGGAATCAGCCTTCATTCGGTACGACTTCAAGTCGTCCCCGACTCCGGACGATATCGAAGACGAACTCAAGGCCTATGCGATGACCTACGGCATGTGGCCTCGTCTGGTCGTGATGGACAACATCTCGAATCTGGACATGGGTGGCGGAGCCACTGACACAGCCGCCCTCGAAGAGGCGTCCAATTTCCTTCACGATCTCGCCCGTGAAACCAGCGCAGCAGTCATCGCCCTGCATCACGTTCAAGGACCATTCAACGACGGAAACGTGCCAGTTCCCCTATCCGGTCTCCGAGGCCAGATTGGACGAGTCCCCGAAAGGGTCCTGACGCTGCACAACGCGTCCGACCAGTTCGACATTGATGCCGGCAGGCAGATCCTGGGCCTGAATGCCGTGAAGAACCGCGGAGGTCAGTCTGACCCTTCCGCAAAGAACACCATCCGACTCGAATTCATCCCTGACCGAATGCTGATCAGGGGATAGGAGGTGTCTTGCTGACAATCGGCGGCCTTTGCGCCGGTTACGGCGGACTTGAGATGGCGGTTTCAGCTGTCTTCCCGAACTCACGTCTCGCATGGGTCTTCGAAAACGACCCGCACGCATCTCTGATTCTCAAGGCGCACAATCCAGATGTTCCGAACTACGGCGATATCACATCGGCCGACTGGTCCGCTCTGGAGAGCATCGACATTCTAGCGGCAGGCTTTCCCTGTCAAAACATCAGCAACGCCGGCAGGCGAGAGGGGATTACAGGTGACCGCTCGCGCATCTGGAATGACGTTGCCAAGGCTGTTGGCACGCTTCGACCAAAGCTCGTTTTCTTGGAAAACGTATCGGTCATCACGCGAAGAGGACTCTCTAGAGTCGCTGGAGATCTTTCCGAAATCGGGTATGACGCAAGATGGATCACTCTTCGAGCTTCCGAAGTCGGAGCACCTCACCAGCGAAGCCGTTGGTTCTGCATTGCCTACCCTTCCGACTCCTCGGGCCTCCGACGGGCCGAATGGCGGGCCGAACATGAGGGATCGGGCAGGAAACTACTCGGCACTGCCGAGTGCGGTCGTGCATCTACTCAAGACGCCTACCGCGAATCTTGGAACGAACGGCGCGGCACAGCCGCCGGACAAGCGAAAGAGGGGGGGCACGGACCGACCCTTGACGACGAAGCGTCCTACCTTCTTCCCTACTCCGACAGCGTCGGACGGAACGGGCGGAGCTGGGACGAGCCCCAAACGGACGGGCGGAGAGAACCTGAGAACGGCCGTTACTCGCCTCCCGAATGGTGGGGAGACTACTTGCCGGCCATCCGCCGATGGGAGCGCGTGAACGGCGTAGCCCCGGCACCTACTGAAGTCGGCCCAAAGGGCGGCAAGCGGCTCAGGGCGACCTTTGCCGAATGGATGATGGGGCTTCCAGTAGGACACGTGACAGGCGTTGAGGGCCTGAATCGATCTCGTCAGCTCAAGGCCATTGGCAATGGTGTAGTGCCTCAGCAGGCTGAGGCCGCGCTTCGAATCCTTCTCGATCTCAACTAGGGAGCAGCATGGACTATCAGACGTGGATGACCGACGTCATGGCAAAGCTCATGGAGCCAACGAAGACGAAGTTTCCGGAGAACCGCGCCGGCAGGCGCGCGAAGGCTCACTCTCTCCGGAAGCGTGGAAAGCACTTCACGAAGTGACGCCACCGCGGAAGGGCTTCCGCGAGTGCAGGAAGTGTCTCAAGAACCGCGCTGAGCGCTTCTTCACCTCTGTCAGAGGCAATACGTGCTCTACGTGCCGTAAGGCCCGTCAGAGTACCGCCAGGCACGCTAGCAGGGTGATGCAGACCTACGGACTAGGTCCCGGCGAGTACGAGAGTCTTCTCAAGGCTCAGGGAGGCGCTTGCGCCATCTGCCGCGGGAAGCGGAGATATCGCCTCTCGGTCGATCACGATCACAAGACAGATCTTGTCCGCGGTCTTCTCTGTCGGATGTGCAATGAGCGGCTGCTGACGGCAGCACGAGACAAGCCGGATGTACTCCGCTCTGCGGCTGCCTATCTTGATGCGCCTCCGGCGCAACACTTCATCGGACTTCGGTACTACCAAGGGAGCAAGGAAGATGCCTGAGAAGACACTGCCGGAGATCTACCGTGAAGCCGCTGATCTCGTCCTGAGGGACGGAAAGGCTAGCGGGGAGATGAAGGCAGTACGCCAGGGGAAGTGCCTGGGGTACTGCACGATGGGCGCCACCTTCGAGGCTGCTGGCCTTCTTACCGACCACGGAACGTACGTCAATACCGTCTTGGGCGGTGTGGATGATTTCGTTGAGTCGGACAGCTTCGCCCAATTGGCGCGACCGATAGCCGATCGGATCGTCAGCTCCGGTCGGCGTCGCCGAGTCGAGGTGTTGGACGGCGAAGAGGTTTCGCCGGGGGTCTCTGCGTTCTGGACTATCGCGAAATGGAACGATCAAGATTCCGATGGGAAGCCTTCGGCCGAAGACGTCGCGAAGCTCCTTCGCGAGACGGCCGATGAAGTCGAGAAGGCGGAAGCCAAGTGAGTATCACTATCCGACTCTCCGGAGAGAAGCTGACGACTGCCGACCTCGGATGGCTCGCTGAGTCCGTGAATGGGGCCTCCGGGCACTCTGGCAATGACTACCCGATCACGATTTCCGATGGATCGATCTCGGTCGAGATCCCCGGTGAGGACGAGGAGAACTGATGGCTACCGCAGAGAAGTCGTTCCGCGAAGTCAAGAAGATGGTCGAGGTAGACGTCCATGAGGACGTCATCACCATGACGCTTTCGAGGGAGGAAGCCGAGACCCTGCGGTTCCTCTTCGAGAAGATCGGGGGTTCCCCGACAAACAGTCCCCGACGACACATCGACGCGATGAAAATAGCTCTCTCGGGAGCCGGCGCTATCCGATCTGAACTGGCAATCCAGTCAGGGCGTTTCGATGCGATCTACTTCAAGGACTACCCGAAGTCGGAGAAGCCGGCGGACGAGAGTCCATTGAAGGTCGGAGATCGAGTCCGCGTGACTTCCTCCCGATGCCGCGGAGATGTAGGGGTGCTTCGACGGATTGACGCTGACGATCCGGATCTGACGTACATGGTGTACGTCGACACCTACGCAGATACCCGATGGGTCCATTCCGTTGAGCGAGTCTCCGAGTAGTAAGCCCCCAATCGGCGATGTGATCCGGCACTACTATCCGGATTGGGTGGTGCCGGATCGGTTCGGATGGGTCAAAGTCCGATGTCCTTTCCATGGCGAACGAAACGCATCAGCGTCCGTCAATCTCGAAGCCAACTATTTTCAGTGCTTCGTCTGTGACGCCTCCGGCGATTCCTGGTCCATCATCATGCGAGAGGAGAAATGCGATTTCCGTAGTGCCGTCGAATTCGCAGAAGGAGCTCTACGGTTCAGCGGTGGAGACATACGCGGCGGCTCTACCGTCCAACGCCGCCGCGGTTTCCTATCTGACGAAGCGCGGCCTGTCAGAGGGCAGCGCTCAATCCTTCAAGCTAGGAGTCGTAGAAAGCCCCTTTCCGGGGCATGAGCAGTACCTAGGCCGCCTTGTCGTGCCATACCTGACTCTTGGCGGTGTCTGCGGAGCTTCGTTCCGCTGTATCGCTCATGAGGACTGCAAGGGAATCCACAACGATAAGTACTTGTGGCCGGCCGGCTTCAGCCGGAGGATGTTCAACACTCCGGCCCTGGACATCGATTCGCCCTTCATCGCGATCTGCGAAGGCGAGATGGACACCATCACGACTCAGCAGGCCGGCATACCGGCCGTGGGAATCCCCGGAGCGAAAGCCTGGCAGTCCTTTTGGGGGCGTTGCTTCAAGGGCTACGAGACCGTGTACATCCTCGCAGACCACGACGACGATGGATCTTCCCAAGAGATGGCAGAGAAGATCAGCCGTTCGGTTCCAACGGCCAGAACGATCCTCATGCCCGAGGGGCATGACGTGAACTCGTTCGTCCTGGAGAACGGCCCAGAGGCCCTGAGGCTGAAGATGGGCGTTTCTACGCCCTGAAGCTTAACGCATGACAGATGGGAGCACGCATTGAGTCAATACCCGACCCTGAAGGGTTTCGACTCCGAAGACGCTGAGTGGAATCTAGACCTCAGCTTGGAGCAAGTAGCGACCATTTTCGCTCTGATGGGATGGCCGCTGGCTAACGGCGTCGCGACGCCTGAGCGGATCGAGAAGGTGATTGACGATCTCGTGAAGGCCATGAACAACGACAAGTATCTCTACGCCTCATACGGACGTCTCAGCGTCCGACGCAATCCGGGGGCCCTCAACTGCGTTGAGCTGGCCTTCGATATCGGTCATCTCGACTTCACGGAAGCGATCGAGGAGCGAGCGAAGGGCGGTGCAAATGGCAGCTGATCAGACGATTATGATCTGGCCCGATACCCAGATCCCGGAGCAAGACAACAAGGCGGTTGCCGGCCTGATCTCCTTCGTCAAGGACTATCAGCCCTCAATGATCGTAGACATCGGCGATTGGATGGACTTCAGTCCTCCGAGCCGCTGGAGCAAGGGAACGGCAGCCGAGTACGACACCTCACTGACGAGGGATCTCCAGAAGGCCCATGAGATTCAGTCGCGCGTGAGGGCCGTCTTCGATGGCCCGTGGAAGCGTCACCTAGGCAATCACGACCTACGCGTCTTGGACGCGGTCAAGCGCTACTCGCCGTGGCTCCACGGCTTCGAGGGCATCTCGTACGAATTCATGCTGAAGCATGATGAGTTCTCGATCGAGACTCTTCCGACCTTCCATGACGTTGCTCCCGGATGGATATCGACTCACGGCCACAAGGGCGTAAGCATCAATCCGCGGCCGGCTGGTACCGCGATGGGTCTCGTCAAGAAGACCGGGAAAAGCGTGGTCTGCGGCCACACGCACCGTGCCGCTTTGGAGCCGTGGGATACCGGCTACAACGGCAGGACTCGCCGACTCTGGGCAATGGAAGTCGGCAACGTGATGGACATGAAGAGGGCTTCGTATCTCGGCCTGGGTGCCGCGAATTGGCAGCAGGCTTTCGGCCTGCTGCACGTCACCGGACGGCACGTCCGACCTGAAGTGATCTACATCGAGAATGGCCGTTTCACGGTCGAGGGGAAGGAATACCGATGACTGACGCATGGACTGGTCGGAAGTACAAGAGCGACAGCAACGATGTTACCGAGATCCTGTCCGAGCCGTTCAAGGCGCTCGACGGCAGTGAATGGATCGGATTCCAGACCTCGTACATCGTCGGGGTCACCTCTCTCGCTAGCTTCGATGGCAAGATCCGCATCGTCGAACCGAAGTACGCCGTAGGCGACAAGGTCATCAGGGCCGGTGGCCACGTATACACGATCGAAGCCGCCTCCTCGAAGCGTGACTACGAAGGCGATCGTCCGTATCTCGTCGTCAACGAAGCTGGCGAAGCCGATGTCATTTGGGAGTCCAACATTGAGGGCAAGGTGAGCGAGTGACGGATATCGACTGGAATGCCATCCATGATCTCGCTCAGCGAGTGGGACGGAACATGGCTCGGAAGTGGCCCGGCATCGAGGCCGAAGACATGGCTCAGGAAGCTTTGACGGCTCTTCTGGAGCACTCGGAGCTACTCAAGGACTTCCCGGAGAACATCGCTCTTGTCACGGCCTTCATGGGCCGTGTAGCGGGCTCCTGGGCCTCGAAGGAGCGATACGACTTCACGGTGCGAAGTGCCCGGTATCTCTACACGCCAGCTGAAGTCCGAGGACTTCTCACTCATGCCTACTGGGATCTCTCACTCCGAGAGACGTCAGTCCCGACGGGTCCCGACGATCGAACCTCTCTGGTGGTCTGGGAGAGCGTATGTGTGGCCCTCTGGGATCTCGATGCGGCTATCGCCTCGCTCAACCCGATGGATGCCGCCAGGCTGACGCTTCGCTTCCGGGACGAGGCCGAATACGCGAATGACGCCGCCCGTAAGGCGGTTGATCGAGCCATCGACACCCTGACTCAGCGCCTGAACGAGCACATCAACCGGACTCCCGCGGACCACAACGGTCCGGGCAGTCGAATCTCTGGCCGCATGCCGGCCGCAGCATGAAGGGGGAACTCGTGAAGGTCCTTGGATGTTTCGGAGTCATCATCGCGATTTTGGCGGTTGGCTTCGGAATCGATGCCGGTATCGCCGAGATCCTGCATCTCGCCTTCCCGACGGTCCTCGGCTTCTGGAAGTGGTTCGGGGTGGTTGTTGTTGCTGGCGTCGTCCTTGGAAGTACTGGCGTGCGGGTCTCCAGGCGCTGATAGCTATCAGCGCCTGATTGAACGATGGTCCGCCCGGGGCGTTGCCCCGGGCGTTTCGGCGAACCTCTTACGAATCGCGAAGAGATGGGAGCGTCATCATCGCTAAGCATGCCAAGACGAAGACCCGAGAGCCGTCCTACGTCTTCGAGTTCACCCGATCCGAACTGAAGCTGATTGCTGACACCTTCGGCGATATGGCCGAAGGTCGTTGTCACCTGGCATATCCAGGAGAGGGGAACGACGTCAAGCCGAATAAGACCAGTCTGAAGCGACTCAAGTCGATTGTCACGGCCGTCGACAGTGCGAATGCCTATGACGCTCGGGACGACTACTTCGATCGATGGGAGACTGTTGATGAGGCTAACTGACTGGCGAGGAAACGAATACGGCGTCGGAGACACCATTCTCTATGCCCGGATGTCCGGGCGATCTTGCGAGATCTCGGAAGCAACTGTAGTTGACATCTGGCGGACGTATTCCGACAAAGGACGTTACAACAGGCTCGCGGAAGGGGAGGAAGCCCCGTCCGTACAGATCTTCAACTTTGCCACCCGAGAACACGAGACACGTCCGGCACGGACCGAGACGCGAGTCAAGGTCCAGCCCAACGGCCGCGGTAGCAGAGATTTCTACCGGACTGACTACGCCTACGTGAAGAACGCCGAAGGCGACTACGAGCGTGTTGAAACCAGCATCAAGCCTGTAACGCTCAACATCATCGCCAACATTACGGCGGTACCGAAGTGACTGACGCCGTCTATCTCTCAGGCCCCATGAGGGGCCTGCCGAACTTCAACTACGATCTCTTCAATAAGACTTCGAGCGAGCTTCGTCAATGTGGATTCGTCGTCCTCAATCCGGCCGAGAACTTTGACGGGGATCAGGGGCGAGAGATCGCCGAATATATGAGGGCAGATATCAAGATGATCCTCAAGGCATCAATGGTCTTCATGCTTCCCGGATGGCAGGACTCCGCAGGAGCCCGCTTGGAGTACCAGATCGCTCAGGCGCTCGGACTGGAGATCATCTACCACGCCGGCGCCGATCAGACGGAGCCGGCCGAGATGACCGCGGCTCGGATCGTCAGGAACGGTGAGCGCCAGGCGGCTTACGGCCACCCTAGTGACGACTTCAGGCGCACGGCCAAGGAATGGTCCGCCACCTTCGGGAAGGACGTCTCACCCCTCGATGTGGCGATCGCGATGGTTCAGCTGAAGCTGTCCCGACTGATCGGAACTCCAGGACATCGAGACTCGATCATCGACGGCATCGGGTATCTCATTTGCTACGAGAGGATCATTCAGTATGGCGAATGACAAGGTTCGGATCCGGGCTACTCTGATTGTCGAGTATGAGGCTGATCCGAAGGACTACGAGTCGGACGTACCCAAGGAGATGGCGGAGGAAGATCAGGAGTCGTTGGCTGAGGGCGGCCTGACGCTCGAAGACTTCGTGGATGACGTCCTTGTGGACTTCTCCTTCAAGGCGGTTCCCGACTGACCTAGAAACGACGAAAACCCCCAGCCTGATGGCTGGGGGTTTTCTTTTGCTCTCGTCCGGGCATTGGAGAAGGACGAGAGCAAGTCTCATTGTAGCCGCTGAATCAAGTCCCGATGATCGTACGCTTGATTGAAGCTCTCGAAGGACAGACGTTGACCGCTTCCATCGGTCAACCAGTCAGACTCACGGCGCTCCGCGATGCGCCGGCCTTCAACCCGAACCCAGTAGATACCCCACGTCTCGGACTCTCGATGGAAGCCCGGCATCCTGACGCGAGCGTCGGCCGAAGGTGCCGCAACGCTTGACTTGGCTCTCATGCTTCTCGACTTCCCTCAGGGCTGATGACACACCAGACGATCTTTCCGATCCCACACGGCCGAGGATGTGAACCCCAGTCGTCAGCGAGCGAGTTGACGAGGAACAGCCCGCGGCCGTGTGAGTCGCGGTGCTCCGCCTGCTGCTGGACAGGGAGCCTGGAGCTGGAGTCGTGCACCTCGACTCGTAGACGTCCGTCAGCACGGAACCGCAGGCTGAGCCAGACAAGGCGTCCTTCGCGAGTCCCGTGGACTACTGCGTTGGTGACCAGCTCGCTGACCAGGAGTTCGCCAGTCTCGATGAGTCGATGTCCATCGGCGATGGTGTTCAGAAACTGCTCTAGGTGACGTCGCGCGAAGAGCGCTGATTTGGGACTTCGAGGCAACCACAGATCACTACTGGGAGCCGGCGACTTGACGAGGGTGGGCATGACAGCACCTCCGCACGCACGTGGGGGGCGGCGCGAGATGTGTAGGCGCCGGACTACAAACGGTAGTGCTCAAGGTGCCATGTATGCAACCCCGTTGGTAAACGGGGTGCGGCCACAGCAAGATGATCTAGCGGGGGCGGCTGGCGCCGATGGCTGGTCAACGGCCAGACTGCCTACCAGAGGGGAGACTGACTTGGCACTCAGGACCGTGATCACTGAGCGACAGCGCCGATACGGCGCAGAGCTGCGAGCCATGCGAGAGGCCGCGGGCCTCAGCGTGCGCGAAGCTGCGGTGGTCGTAGACATGGGGCAGCCACAGCTGTCCCACATTGAGGCCGGCAGGACCAGCCTCTCGCCCGATCGGGCGAGAGATCTTTTGAAGCACTACGGATGCACAGATGAGACCCTGATTGGGGCCTTGATCGATCTTGGCTCGCAGAGCGGCAAGGGATGGTGGTCGGCCTTCCGAGCCACCATGCCGCAGCATGCCCTTGACCTTGCCGAGTTGGAGTCGTCCGCTCGAAGCATCCTCAGTTACGAGACCTTCTATATCCCGGGCCTCTTGCAGACGCCTGAGTACACGCGGGCCATTTATGAGTACCGTTACGGCCGAGTGGGAGATCCTGCCGCAGCCATGGCATTCCGCCACGAGCGGCAGAGAATTCTATCGGAAGAGGGCGGTCCCGAGTGTCATTTCATCATTCACGAAGCGGCATTGCATATGAGATTCGCTGGTATCGAAGGGATGCGCGGACAGCTTGTGCGACTGCTTGAGTTGGCTGGGCAGCCAAACATCACAATTCAAGTCGCGCCGTTCGCGATAGAAGATGCGAGTCCGTACGCAAGTCTGTTCTTCATTGCCGCGCCTTCAGCGCCGCAATTGGCCACAGTAGGAATCGATCACCCCAAACGGTCAGAATATCTGTCCACCGCGGATGAAATCGGTAACTACAGGGCCACCTTTGATCACCTGGCCGACATTTCATTGAGGCCGGTTAAGATGAGCACTAACCCCCAGGGTCACGCCAAGCGGGACTCGTGGGGGATGGTGCACCACATTATGTATCAGTTGTGAGAGGGAACAAATGACCGAGTACGCGTGGCGCAAGTCCAGCTTTTCTCAGGCAAATGACGGAAACTGCATCGAGCTTGCACGAGGCGCCGGCGGCGCTATCGTTCTCCGTGAGAGTGATGACCCGAGCGTGATCGTCACCTCGGATCGCGCCAAGCTCTCGGCCTTCATCGCAGGCGTCAAGGCTGGCGAGTTCGATGATCTGATCTGAGCTGGGCTTCACGGGGGACGCCAGCCTCTCAGGGCCACGTTCGGGTTACATAGTTGCAACCCATGTGGGTTGCGCGCTACCGTCGTTCACGGCCCACCCCGGCTGGCTCGGCTGATGTAGCCGTCTCGACCCCGGTCGGGGTGGGCTCCGTGTCCCCAGCGTAGGAGGCAACGTCATGAACTGTCCCGTGTGCGGCGCGATGATGTACAGCAACGGGAAGGGCCAGTTCGCATGTGGTAGCTGCGGCGCCGTTCGGGCCAACCCGGATATTCTGCTACCGTTCCCGGTTCTCCTGCCCGCCGAGAGGTAGCCCGCATGTCCGCAACAGTCGCTCACTCGCGCTTCTGCGCCTCCTGCGGTTCACCAGTCAAAGACGGCCCCAACGGCGGGTACGTCTGTGGCCAGTGCTATCACGTGCTAGAGCCACCAGGTGAGGACAAGGCCAGGAAGGCGGCGCGGCGCGAACGCGCGGCGCGCGTCACAGCAGCAGCCGAAAAGCGAGCAGAAGAACAGAACCGAATGCCTCAAACCACGCGCAAAGCCAGCTGACTGCGCGCGGCCGGAACGACAAAAGGCCCCCTGCCATGAGGCAGGGGGCTTCGTCATGCGCCGGTCAGTGATGGACGAGAAGGAAATCAGCGACCGCTACGGCGGTCGAGACCACGCCGGCAAGGATGCCAGCAAGCGTCAACGCTCGCACGGATCGCTGCCTCAAGTCCTCTTCGGTCACGTAGTCCTGGCGCTCCGACTCGATGAGTCTGATCCGAGTCTCATGGTCATCGACCTTTGCAGTCTGGCCAGCAACCAGGATGACCACGCGCTGAACGTCTGCGCTTGTCGCCAGGACTACGTTGTACATGTCCCGGAGAGTGACGATGCCGTCATTGTCTCCCATGGATTACGCCCCGGCAGGGGCGTCCGGCTCGGCCGGAACAGTCGGCACAGTCGGAACGACGAGAGCCGGAGCCGCAGTTGCTCCGGCAACCTTCTCCACGTCAGCCGCGAGCTGACGAAGCTCTTCTGCCGCGGCGCGCCGAAGGCGAGTGACCTCAGCAACGGCATCAGCCTTAAGGCGGTCTGCCTCGCCGACAACAGCCTTGGCCAGGGCCGGATCATGGATCTGAACGAAGTCCTGTACGCCCTTGGCGTCATGCACAAGGCTCTTCACGTCGCCAGACGCTACGGCGTTGGCAACGCTGGTGAGCTTCGCCACCAGGAGCTGAAGCCCGTTGTGCAGGGTGACGCCAGAGGTGACAAGGGCCAGCAACTCCGGGAACGAGACGAGAGAATTCATACTTACTTCCTCACTGCTTCTACGAGATAGCCAACAGGCTCGGTACCGTCACCGAAGCCCTGAACACGACCGACGGACAGACTCTGGTCTCCGTCGAAAATCGGAACACTGATTCGGCCAGGCTTACCCTGCCCACCGACGTCGAAAAAGTTGATTCGATAGATGCCTGCTGAATTCAGCACGGCAACGCGGAGGCGGACGGTAGCGAAGTCCGCAGCAAAGGAGAGCCAGACGCCACCCCAGCCGGCCGCGCCACCATTCTGCGGCGGCAGCGAGATGGACAGACTCCTCGATCGGTCGATCTCGTTACCCTTGATATCGGATGCGAATCCCTGAGGAACCGAACCGGTGGTAATCGCCACGTCGTCTTCATCTCCATTCGAGTGAGGCGCCGAAGGCGCCGTTGAAACGTATTGAGTAGGCCGCGGATACTGGCCAAAGTCGGCAGTCTCAGAGTGATCGACATCTGCACCGCCACTTAGGGCAGTTCCGCCATCCTGGCGGATATTGGCGTGAGAACTCCATTGGCCGTTAGACCAGGCATCCGCCTGCCAGAAGTAGGACGCGGTAGCCGGAGAGGCGGCTACATTCTCGACGGCGAAGTAGCCACCGTAGAATCCCGATCGACCTAGGCCGATGACGCTGTTGACTCCTCGCATGTAGGAGTTCACGGCATTGAACTGGGATCCCTGGACATCGAAGTCACAGGCGAAATAGATCACGGCATCGTCAGGCAGGCCAACTGCCCTTCGCTGAAGCTCTGCGGCCTGAGCGTCGGCTACGCCGGCCGCACTGCCACCTAGCATCCGATTAGAACTGGACTCGAAGACCACAACGACCGAAAGGCCGTTGGCCGGATAGTCTCGGACCTCTGCGGCAGTCAGATTCTTCGTGCTGTCAGGACTGAAGTAACGGGCAACGAAAGTCGCCCCGGTTGACTTGATATCAGATATCGAGGGCTGAGCCCAGGCAATATCAACCCCAGTTAGGGGCATGTGTTATCTCCCATCGTGAGAGGGGTTACGGGATCTCGTACGTCCCCTGAAGGGACAAGTTCGATGTGGCCGTAAATGTGAAAGGGACCGTATTGCCCCACTGCGCATTTGAGGAGCCGCCCGTACCCGTTGGGCTGTAGACGCCGGCCGCAGTTGCGTTGCTGGTGAGATAGACCGTTCCTGGATAGACCGCAGTCCCCACGTTGACCGCGAATGCAGCCCCGGGCCACTGGGCATTGAGGCGAGTGATGGTAGTCAACGGAAGGCCGAAGGAGTATGTTCCGGTACCAAAGTTCGTGGTACTGCCGAACACCATCACGATGTTGAAGGTGACAGTCTTCCCAAAAATCATGTACCGGCCCGTGATCGTGCCGTTTCCGATTGAAGGGGCAGTGCCCGAGGAACCCCACGAAGGCGAATAGGTCTGCCAGGCCCCGGGGACGATGGTCTCCCAGGCTGATCCGTCGTAGTACTGGAATCCGGAGAGGTCAGTTCGATAGCAGAGATCGCCCTTTGTCGGGCTCGGATTAGCCGTACTCTGAGCCGCCGAAGATGCATACTTCGGAATGACGACGTTGTCCAGTTGGCCGGCCAGCGTTTGCATATTCGATGGGACATTCGGAACATCGGCTAGCGAAGGATAGGTCAGGCCAGCCTTCGGCGTGTTGGCAGACAATCAGGCCCCCTTAGCTAGTTGGCGGAATCGGCGAAGCCGAATAGTCAGGAATCGGCGGAACCACCGGAAGGTAGGACCGCTGTCCCATGTCCATGCACCACGTACCGCAGACCATCAGGTACATGTAGTCGCCAGCCGAATAGCTGGCGTGAGGCAAAAGGTTGTCCAGGAGCCATCCGTCATAGGTGCGGACCATCCATGTCCCGATCTCAGTACCCTGACCGATCACGCGCCCAAGGCGCATGGTCGGGACGAGAGGGTTGTCCGCAGGAATCCCGCTAACGGCCGGCTCCACGCCGGCTGCGATGTAGTCGGGCCACGGAAAGTTAGGATCCGTGAAGGTGGGAAGAACCGGGTTGAAATTGTCGAACTCGGAGAGGGGCGTCCAGGAAGGGGGAGGAGTCGTCACGGAACCTTAGCCTTACTTGTATCGCCTAGCTGAGTGCCTAGGACCAGGAGATTCCCGCCGATCGATCCGACCAGAATGGTCGTGCCAGATGTGGGGGATGATGTCCACGTCCCGAGTCGCGGGACGTATCGGAAAGTCTGGTTGCCGATAGTGATTCGACAGAGATTCGAGTCGGCAGCCTCGCTGCCGATAAAGACGCCCGAGTAGCACTTCATCACTTCACCGAAGCCGGCCAGAGACTGACTGGACTGAGGAGACTGAGCTACAGCTCTCGCGAGCTTACGAAGGCCGTTGCCCGGCATCTTAAGTTCCTCCCGATAGCTGATAGGTCAGAGTGCGAGTCGACCCCGTAAAAGTCGATGAGGGACCGAGGGGGATCGTGAAAGAGTCCAGTAGATGAAGCTCTGTCTTGCCGTCCGGGTAGATGACCTGAATGATGTCTCCAGCTTCGAGAGCCGGATTGGGGCAGACCTCGAACGACAGGCTTCGAGCCAGTCCGAGAAAGTTTGAGAGCTGAGTTGCCGCGGCAGCGGCACACATCGCTGATGTGGTCATCAGATTGTTCTGGTAGCGATAGACGCTCGCTCCGAAGGGGCCGACTGGATTCCCGCTTGCCGACGGCCCGTAGTAGGTTGGGGACCGCGGGTCCGTATCGCACGCATAGCCCGTAGGCGGGCTGGCAGAGCCCGTGGTGGCTCCGTAGCAAGCCACGTAGTTGTAGACGCCGGAACGGCTGACGGTGCGCTTAGCGCTGACGAGGACTCCGGAAGGAGAGGCGCCGGCCGCAACCGCGGCGGCAGTACTCGCATCAGCAGTCCAAACGGCTGCACTGGTCGGAGTGGCCTGAGTCAGTGCCGGAACCGGCACTACCTGAACATTTCCGTTGACGTCGAAGTAAGCTTCTGCGTTGAGATAGCCAGCAGCGCTCTCAATCGCATCCATGCGAGCCGAATCGAAGACCGTGCCTCCGGGCACGGTGCCACTCGTCAGACTGCTGGCATACGTCACAGACACGTACGGGATGACGTCCTGAACGAGGTGCGTCAGAAGATTCATCGCGTCCCATCCGCCTCGATCAATCGGGTCGGGGAATGAAGCGTCCGTGATGGCCTGAGCCCGATCGAAGAGACTGAGGACGGGAAGTCCACCATTGGACTGCGATGGAGCCGTCTCCTGTGTCACGTCCTCGATCCGGAACCAACCGAGACTCACCGTCTCGGTTGATCCGTCCGGAAAGGCGATACCCCACTTGATGTTCAGCTCAGCGCCATAGGGCGCGAGAGGGGAGTTGGCGAAGGTGGGAAAGAAGGTCGGATCACCAATGGTGATCGATCCGCTTCTGCGAATCTTCTGAGTCCGGTCGACCGTTATAGAGCCATCGACAATCGGAAGGCCACTGACCACGAGCGCCTGGTTGTACCAGAGATCCGCGGTGACGATTCGGTTGTAGGGACCGCGTATGGCGGTCAGGAATCGGGACGAGACTGATTGCATCAGATGCCCCCCGATCCGCTGCCGTAAGGCGTATTGAGCGTTGCCAAGTAGGTTGCTCTGTGATTCACGAGCGCCTGATAGGTGCCAAACGAAACCACGGCCGTGTAGCTGTTTCCTGGAATCGATGTCAGGGCGCCAGTCGGCGAATCGACTTCTATGAAGTCGATCGACCATATCCGAGTGGGATCGGTGCTCGTGTCTGCCGGACGATGCTCTGTAACGTCTCCAGCAACGAAGTACATGTCCGCCATCATGTCGGCAGGAGTTGCCTGGAGAAAGAGAGTCGAGCCAGAGGCCAAAAGGGTCTGAACCGCCAAGTAGTCCGTGGCGGCAGTAGTCATCAGACTGAAGCTGCCCATCCGTCCGCCGCGGACGTCCGAAATAACGACCGGATTCTGACGGCCAATCACCGGATACTGCTGTTGGCGTCCCGGACGTTTAACGTCCGATAGCGCAGTCATTGTGATCTGGGTATTGAGCGCTGCCTGACTCAGATTCTTTAGCCAGCCCGTACCGTTCTGAGTCGGGATGGTGATGGGAGAAGAGCCGGCGGTAGCCGTCGTGATGGAGCCATCGCCATTGTGAATCTGAGCGATGACCGTATAGGTCACCGCGACGCCAAGCGGACATTCGAGATCGAACCCAGCCCACGAGGACGATCCACCGGTAGCAACGTAGTTGCAGTTCCTGATGATGACCTGAGATCCGTCAGGATTGGTCCGCTGGACTGCCACCGTGTCGTATCCCGTCAATCCGGTGGCGGTCAGCGAGACATAGGCCAAGGCCTGATTGGGGGTGCCAGAGATGGCTAGAGTCACCCGCTGATACCCCCATTCAGGAGTTGAGCCAATTGAGCATTGTTCCGATCGATCTTGACATCGATTCGGCCTTCAAACTTCTCTCCGTCGATGTACACATTCACGATGGGAGGAGCCTGAGCGGCGCCAGAAGGACCATGAGACAGCGCCACGGAGTGGCGAAGAGCCGAGTAGCCGGAGGACGGAACAGAGAGCCGCTGTGCGGCCTTCAGGCTTTCGCCATGAGACATGATGGATTCCCCGCCGGACATCTTCATCAGTTCGGGTCCGTTCTCGCCGACCCATGCCCAACCGGGCACAGCGGACGAAGTCCCCGTGGCATACCCAACGTAGCTTCCGCCATGCGCCAGGCTCTTGATGCCGGGAACGTTGTTCACGCTCCCGTACCTGGAGATGATGTATCTGATGCCCGCAACGATGTTTGCGACGGGATTGTAGATGTCATCGGGTAGCGACGGCAGTCGATAAGCCTCGAAGGTACTCATGATGGTCTGCATCAGGCCGCGGGAGGGATCTCCCGCTTGAGCATTCGAGTCGGTCAGATTGATGGCCCGAGGATTCCCGCCAGACTCGGACCTGATGATCTGAGAGAGGGCAGCCGTCCAACTCGAATCGACACCCGTCAGCCCTTCGGCCTGAGTGATCCATCCCGCAACGTCACCGGACATGCCGGCGGTAGCCGCCGCGGTGGCCTTCTTGTCCTGGCCTCCGAAGAAGCCGAGAATTCCGTTGATCAGTGCGGATGGAATGCCGGTTAGCAGGCTCTTCATGACGGTATTTCCGGGAAGCATCCCAGAGACCCCGGCTAGGACCGGCTTCAGCATGTCCGAGGCTACGGCCTTCAGGCCGCCAGAGACTACGCGAGAAGCGTAGGACTCCAGACTTGAAACACCCTGACCAATTGTCGATCCGACACCCTTGATGCCGTTCCAGATAGACCCGACTATCCCACCGTCCTTGAAGTGACCATCGGATCCTTGGCCTCCGCCACCGAGCATCGCTCGGAGCTGATTGAAGCCGGCAGGGCCACCGAGAGCGGCCATCTCATCTACGGTCAGGATGCCCTCTCCGGCGGTGCCGTAGAGGGGAATCCAGTCGCCAGCGGACCGAGGCCCGTTGACTACGCCACCGTCTGCGAAGTGTGGCGCATCCGGCAGATTAGGGATTCCCACCTTCGAGGCGATGAAGTTCCATACTTCCTCGATGCCGTTGGTGTAAACGGTATTTACGAGGAAATTGACGGGGCCCTTCAGGGTGTCGATCAGCCCATTCCAGACTGAGGTAATCCCGGTGACCGCAGTATCGAATCCGGACTTGACATCCTTCAGCGTTCCCGAGATCACTGATCCGACTTTGTCAAAGGCGGGCTTGATCGCATTGTCATAGAGCCAGCTGGCCCAAGTGCCAATGACCTGAAGCCCAAGGACGAAGTCGTCGAAGGCAGGCTTCAAGACATTCGAATACAGCCACTTGGCGGCCGTGCCGATCGCATCAAAGACGGGCTTGAGAACATTGAAGTAGAGCCACGTTGCGACGTCTGCGATCCCGTGGAAGGCTGGCTCTAGGGCGTTGTGCCAGAGCCACAGCGCTCCAGCCTCGATATCATCGAGGGCTGGCGAGATGGCATTCCTCCAGAGCCATGTGAATGCCGCCCCAATAGCTGAGGCTACGACGATGATGCCGATGCCGACCGGAACAAGCACATTCTGCCAGAGCCATACTGCGGCGTCCTCGATGCCGCTGAGGGCAGGCGAAATTGCGTTCTTCCAAAGCCAGACCGCTCCGGCGCCGATAGCGCCGAAGACTATGGCAATCCCAGCGCCGACCGGCGCAAGGACATTCTTCCAAAGCCAAATGGCGATATCGCCGAACAGGTGGAAAGTGGGCTCGACGTGAGAGTGGTAAAAATCCTCGATCGCCTTGGGGAGGCCTCCGGTAAAGAGGCCGCCGATCCACTCGAATGCTGGCTCTAGGGCGTTGTGCCAGAGCCAGCCAACGGCCTTTCCGATTGCGCCAAATGTGATAAGGAAGATCTGGCCTAGGACCTTGAGCAGAGGCTCAAGCACGTGAAAGGCAATAACGAACGGCGTCACCAGAATAGTGAAGACGATGACGAACAACAGGCGCAGGGCGAACGAGATGCCCTCAACTACTGGCGCGATGACATTTTTCCAGAGCCAGACGAAAATAGCGCCGACGAATGTGACCGCTGCAACTATTCCGTCGATGGCCGGAGAGATCGCATCTCGCCAGAGCGTCATCACGACGCTGCCGATAAATCCAATTGCAACGGCTATTCCGGAACCCACTGGCTCAAACACATTTCGCCAGAGCCACATGAAGATGGATCCGATAAGCCCAATCTCACCAGCGATCACGATCCGAAGGATCTTGACCTGAGTCGAGAGCCAGGACATGAAGCCCTTGGCAGGGCCGCTATCGAATGCTCTTTTCAGCACTCCGGCGACATAGTCGAAGCCGGCTACGAGCCCACTCCAGACGTCCTGAGCAACACTGCCGATGTCTGCCAGGATGTCACGGAAGGTCTTCGAATGCTGGTAGAGCGCAACGAAGCCGATGACCAACAGAGTTATGCCAAGGGCGATCTGGCCGAAGAGGCTCATGTCCATCAGGCCATTGGTGATGGCCATGACGATATTCCAGGCTGACTGTGCGGCCTTCAGGGCAAAGAATCCCTGGACAAGGCTAGCGATGATCCGTGCGGCAGTCTCGTTGTGGCCGATGGCTCCTATGGCCTGGGCCACGATGAGAATCGCTGGACCGAGTTCCTTGAAGATCGTACGAGAGACGGAGAACTTGCCGAAGTCATTCGCGATATCGCGAATGATCGGCTCGGCCGGCTTCAGGTCAGTAATGAGCTTGCCGACAAAGGTTTCCACATCCTTGAGAGCGCCGGCCACGTGTGCGGCAGCTGGCGCTACTAGCCCCTGAAGCCTCTGCCCTGAGGCAGCTCCAGCGAGTTTGGACGTGATGCTGTTGGCCAGGTCGAAAATGGGCTTTCCGGCAGCGGCCGTAAATTGCGTCAAGCCATCCTTCAGGTTGCTCATCGAGCCCTTGAAGGTCAGGCTTTGCTTCGCCATCTCGCCACCCATGGCGACGGTAGTTTTGGTGCCCTTCTCCATGCCTGCGATCAGCTTTGGAAGGGCATCATCCGCCATCACCTTGCCGCTCTTAATCATGGCGGCCATCTGGGTTGTGGAGACGCCATACTCATTCGACAGGATCTGAAGAGCAGGAATGCCGCGGATCTGGAGTTCCCTGATTTGGGTCTCCATGATCTGGCCCTTGGACTGCATCTCGCCGAAAACCTGCGTAACGGAATCAAGGGTCGATCCGTCCCCGCCGAGCGCGGAGACTGCATCTCCGAGTCCGGTCAGATCTGGGATGATGTCCTTCGCATTGATGCCCAGGGCGAGAAGGTGTTGAGAGTCCTCAACAAGATTCTCGAACTGGAAGGGCGTCCCAAGCGCGAAAGACTTCAGTTGGGACAGCATGCCGGTAGCCTGCTGGTCAGATCCGAGAAGCGTTCCGAACGAGATTTGCGCGGATTGCATCTCAGAATTGAAGTCAATGACCGCGCCCTTGACCGCGCTCAGCGCGGACGAGACGCCGTTAGTGATGGCCATCCCGATGGCAGACCCGAGAGACCATGTCCCGACGGAATAGGCCAGTCCCTTGCCGAACTCGGAGAAAGCTTTTTCGGCCTCGTTTTCAGCGTCTCCGAGGCCGCGGAAGCCTTCTCGATAGCTCTCCGGAAGTGCGGTGCGAAAGAAGCTCGCAACGGAGCCTCCGGCCTCCGCAACACCCTCTTCGATGCCAGACATCGCAAAATGGAAGCCGCCGGATATGGCGTTACTGAAACTCTGGACATCATCGCTCAGGCCCTGAAAGTGAAGTCCAGAGAAGACGTTTCCGAGAGACGCGCTTGACTGGTCCATCTCGCGAGCTAGCTCTATGTTGAACTCGCGCGCAAGCTCCTCAGCCGCTACCCGCGCCTCTTCAGTCGCTTGCGCGATATGCTCTTCATCAAAAAGCGTAAGCTGAACGTCTCTAGTAGCCTCCGAGAAGTCCAGCGCCAGCTGTTCGCCGGCCATGCGACCAGCGTCCCCCATCGAAGAGGTTAGATCGCTGGTCGCCGCCGCTGTGGCGGCAGCGACAGCCGAAGTGATGCTGTCAGAAATTCCGCTAGCGGCGCTGTCGGCGCCTTCGGTCAGGGCCCTTGATATGGAGCTTGCCGCCTCTGATGAGGCGCCTGCCGCGGCGTCCACGATGGTCTGAAAGCTTCCGGTGTTGCCTGAGACATCAAACGCTCTTGCCAGCTCCTGCTGAGCTTGATCAGCCGCAGTCTTGACCATGGCAGAGATGGCCGAGACTAGGCCTTTGGTATCGCCAACGGCCAGGTCGACATAGGCCACGCCGGCAGATCGAGCGGTGCCGTTACCGGCCATCGTTGAATCACCTCGCTACGAAGAGAAGAAAGAGGCCTGATCGGCCAGCGATGCTGCCCGGACCGATCCGGCCTGTGTATCGACTCCAGGGCGAGGAATCGGCTTTGGTTGCTCCTGTTCGTGCCCTTCCTCGGAGTTCGCACTAGCGAACATCCAATTTGCAATGGCCAGCTGATCGGCCACCAGGGCGAGGAGATGATCAGTCCGAGACCACGATGCGGTCTCGACTCCATTGACCTCTTTGGAAAGCTCCGAATCTGCCGGGAGCCGTCGAATCAGGTTCATCATCCGACGGGTAGAAATCTCGCCCCTGTGATAGGCGTGAATATCAACTCCATAGACTCGGAGAAGATCGGCTTCTAGAGCCTCTGCGTGCTCAGATATCAGCTCGCAGAGGTCGAGTCTTCCCCCACGCCAGCGCCGGTCTCTTCTCGCCAGGCGGTCATAATCGCCTTGACGTCCTGAACGCTCAGCTTGTGAGCGAAGAGGCGTTCAGCGGCGCCGGCATCGCCGACAATTGCGCCGAGTACGCCCTTGAGATCAGACTCGTCGAGCGTCTTAATCGTGTCCAGCACGTCGACATCGAGTTCGGTCGGGAGGGAAAACTCCTCGCCATCAAGCGTGAAGTGGAAAGCGTCGCCGTGCGCTTCAAGGCGCTGAGCGCGGGCTGCATTGACATCAAAAACCATGGAGTATGTCCTCTCGGGAAGAGATCCGTCAGCCCGCTCTTCCAACGGGCTGACGGACGATTGGATAGCCTGTCATGCGTTAAGCTTCAGGGCATGAGTCAGGGAGTCAGGTTTGGGTCGTTGGAGTACCAGTAGGCAAGTGGAGTGACGCCATCGATTCCGAGCGCGTCATAAGTGATGCCCAGGTTCGCAGCCTTGTCCCGAGTCAGAGAGACGTCGGTAGTATCCGAGACCTGACCGCGGGGAATGATGATTCGAGTCGTGATCGCGCCGTTGTTGTCCGTCCACTCGATCCCAAGAGCCCGCTCGTAAGAAGTCAGAGTCTCGCTGATGGTGTAGAGGTAGCCAGAGGCGCCATTCGTGGCGACCACGCCACCGCCCGCCCACAGGGGCAGCGTAATGGCATTGATCTGCTGAAGCGTGAACTTGGCCGTGAAGGCCCGAGACTTCGGAACCATGCGAGCCGCAACGGTGGTTTGCCATGTATTGATGGAATCCCACGAGTCCTTCTTGCCGATCACCACTCCGGATTCGTCCGTGAAGCCGAGATCCTGCCAGGAAGCACTGGCGCTTGCCCAAGAGGCAACAACGTCAGTCGGGGCAGCGGTGCCAACCGGGGCCACGTACAGGTGACCCTGTCCCGCTACCCGAATCTGATTAGTAGTCTGACCACCAATGGCCATAAGAAACCCTCCTAAGCGGGATGGACTATGGCCGTGATCTGAATGAGGTACCGGCCAGCGTTTGGGTAATCTTGTTCATCGAGCCATTGCGGCCCGACGTCCTCTCTGCACTGCGAAATTGATGCACCCCATGGCGAGACATCAGCTCCGTTGAGCAGATCGACGTAGAGAAGTCGACGGACAATCGCAGTGAGATCCCATGCGGCCCCCTTGTCGGGGCCGAAGCAGTCGACATCAATTCGAGGATGGTCGAAACGCATGAGATAGTCGGCGGAACCGCCGAGCCGGACGACTCGCACGACTCGCTGACTGCCGTCATAGCTGTCGGGGACTCTCGTCCCGATCAGGACACCGTTCAGGGCAGACTGAGTAGCGAGCCACTGAGTAAGGACTTCCTCGATATCCGGAAGGACGTCAGCCATTGCGATAGACCTCTATCGCCTTACCGAGAGCCCTGTAGGCCGGCCTTTTGGCCGTCCCGAACTCAATCGAGAGGGCCGCCGGATCATTGGACGAGACCCGATAGAAGGGGCGACCCTTGCGCGACTTCATCAGCTCTCCCTTGATGGAGTCCTCGAAGGCGCCAGTATTGCGAAAGGCCGCAGCGTTAGCCTTAGCGGCGGCAAGGATTTCTTGTCCGATGGCTTCTACTTGATCGGAGACCGCAGGGCTTCGCCAGAGGTCCTGAAGCCACTCATCGCCGTTGTAGACGAATTCAGCCACCTGTCACCCCTCGAATCTCTTGATTCGGCACTCGATATGGTGGAGACCCCATCCGGGGCGGTACACGGGCGCCGGAATGCCAAAGACCTGATAGGTCGATCCATTGATGACCAGTCGATCAGTGCCTAGGATGTCCGTGCCGGGGGGCAGGAAGGCGTTCCCATCAGACTCTGTCTGATCCCGGTCCTTTCCGTCTTCCTGCATTTTCCGCTGGTTGGTGTCAAGCCAACCGACGACAGGGGTAGAGACCGGATGAGACCAATCTATGTTGCTGTTCCCGTATCGATCCTTAGTCGAGCCAGCGCGCTGAATGACCATCGGGATATTGAGGATCTGGTCTAGGCTCATCGCATCTCGATCGTTCTGTTACGCCGGCCGCGGTAAGGCCGGAGGATCGCTATGTCGGCAGCGGTCAGTTCGACCTGAGCTGTTGGGAAGTTATCGGCCATCCGATAGGAATAGCCCCCGATCGTCTCTGAGATCACGCCCGGAGAACCGGGCGCCATGATGACTCGAAGCACCATGCCTGCCGTGACACCAACGACGTCATCCGGGATAACCGAATAGCCATGCGTGTACGTGATCTGATACGAAATGTTGCGCCAAAACCAGTCGTTGTCAGCCCAGATCTCGGGCGCATTGACAATTGACGATGGCGGGCTCAGCGTGACGGTAGCTAGACCGTCCCACGTCCACACCGAATACGGGATGAGGCTCTTGCCGTCCGCGTTGACACGAGAAATCGAATCGATCGACGCTACCGGCCTCTGAGAGAGGATGAGCTGATTGTCCGTGGGGGACAAGATCTCTACTGACTGAGCCATGGTGAAGGACTGTCGAGTGTGCGAACGCACTCGGCTCGAAGCGTCGATAAGGAGCGTTACCGCTCTCGTCTGCTCGGCCGTAGTCATCGCCCGCGGCATGCGGGCCTCAACGTCCAAAACGGTAGCCAGAGGCGTCAGACTCATGCGTTTTCCACCGCCTGACACCATGCCGCTAGATCCTGATCCCGGATGGAGTCGAGTTCCTTGGAACGCTTCTCGGCTCGCTTAGATGCAGCGCGCCAGGAACGGCCATCAGACAGGCGCCGAAGGGCGCCCTCCCAGCCGTTCAGGTCATCGCGCGGAACAAAGGTCCCGGCTTCTCCCAGAGCCTCGGAGAGGCCGTTCGTGGGATTTGCGATTACCGGGATGCCGGAGGCCATAGCCTCAACAGCAACCCGTCCCCAAGACTCATAGATCGAGGGCATAAGCAGGACTCGCGTCCTGCCGTAGATCTCTCGCATTGAGTGCGGGTCGGTGTGCTTTACGATCTCGACATTGGGCAGATCTTCAATGATCTGGTCTCCGTGAGCACCGACAACGCCGAGAAATTCTGTCTCTGGCATTCGTCGTGCAAGCTCGTAGAGAACCTTCGCGCCCTTGTCCTCATTCAGATTGATCAGCGTGACCTTCGTGCCGGGCTTCGTCCGGTACTCGTCCGAGTAGATCGGAGGACGGACTACGAGAGAATCCGGCACGGGCTGATAGGCCTGAAGCTCCTCGCGGAGCCATTCGCTGTTGTAGACCTGATAGACGTCGGTCTCTCCGGACCATGACCGCGTGTTGTCGAAGTCGTTGTGATTGATAACAAAGCAGGGGATCTTCATCCAACGGGAGAGGATCACGGCTCGCGCCGTGTTCTCCAGGTGAGTTACTACCACTCCGACGCCCGGCATGAGATCCATCGGATCGTCCTTGTCCCGATAGGGATGGACTCGGATTCCATCGATCTCATAGCCGGCGTGCCGGTAGGATTCGTTCAGGGGCGGTCGTGACTCAAGGACATCGACCTCATGGCCTTTCTCCACCAGTGCCCTAAGCATGGTGTGCATCATGACTTCCGCACCGCCATTGTGGTGCGGAACGTACCAATGGACCATAGCTAGAATGCGCACTGATGGACCCCCTATCAGGTCAGGGCGGGAACCGAGGACATGACCGAGAAGGGGTAGTAGCTACCGCGCTTCGCGCCAAGCGGAGTAACCGGGTTCGCGGTTGCGAAGCCGAGACGCATAACGACCCGCATTGCAGCCGAGTCTTCCTGCATGAGGTTCAAGACGATGGCGCCGGTGTTGTCCTGGATAACACCATCGGTGTGCATCGTGACAGTGATGTCCTGACGAAGGCCGATGATCGCGTTGTTCCACTGACCGGCGATGAGCGAAGCCTTAGTGGCGTCAAAAGCGCCGTTCTTTGCCTCGCTGGTCGAGAACCCGTAAAGGTTTCCGCCCGGGGTGCCATCCGTGTTCGGCTGGTAAATCGGGAGACCCTGAGGAGAGCGGTAGCCGGCCAGAGTCCAGCCGAATCCGGGAGCGGTGACAAAGCCATCGATTCCGTAACCCTGCTTAACCAAACTGGCGCCCTGCTGAGTGATTGCAACTCCGAGATCCGGTCCATTAGCGCCCGTGGCGGTAGCCGGAGTGGCGACATTTCCGGCCGCGACTGCGGCCGTGTAAATGTCTGTGCTCCACGTGGTCGGACGATTCGCGCCAAAAAGACAGGCGGCATCGATCGCGATGCCCAGAGCCTCAACAATTCGAGGCTTAACCTCGCCCCAGATATCCACCTGAGCGTCATCAAGGTAAGCAAGCGGGATCGGAACGATAACCGCAAGCTCTTCGGCAACGAGCTGGACGTTCTTCCACTGCTGCTGAGTGGTGCTCTTGAGTGCGAAGTCCGCCCCGCCCGGCGTTCCGCCGGAGTTCAGGAAGTAGGCCTGAGGAAGAACACTCAGAACCGGCTGACGCTGAGTAAGCGCGCTCATGCGGGTCATCCGGGCGCGAGACAGAACGGCCGAAGCAGTCGGCAGTTCCTGGATAATCTCTGCGGACACCGGGGTGGGGACGAGGGCTTCGCCGCCGGCCGGAGTACCGGCGTTGCGGTAGACACCGGAACCATACTGGCCACCGGAGAACGGGTTAGTAGTCAAGGAAATTCCTCCCATGAAAAAAGCCCGATCTCCGGGCTGGGAGAAATCGGGCTAGGCATTAGTTGCGCAGCATGTTCGCGCGAATCCACGAATTCGGATCCTGAGCCGCGGCAGCACCGCGGTTTCCCTGACCGAGATCAGGAACAGGGGACTTGTCTCCGACGAACTTCAGAAGAGCATCGGCCTGAACAGTCAATGCCGCCTCGTCAGAGGCGGTCAGAAGCTCTACGGGCACACCCTTTGCAGCCGCCACCTTGTAGCGGGCAAGCTCTGCCTGAGCATTCTGAGCGCTTTCCTGAGCCGCCTGAGCGGCAGCTTCTGCCCTCTGCTGGTCTGAGAGCTGAGAAGCCTTGATTGAAGCGAGTTCGTCAGCAGCGGCCTTGTTCGCCTTTGCGGTGGACTCGTTCTGCCGGCTAAGCGCCTTCCACTTGTCCACATCGGCCTGAAGAGACTCGATAGTCGGAGTGGAAGCAGCGGCAGGAGCCGTGGCAGGAGTGCCGTCGGCGCCAGGAGTAACCTCAGTCATTGTCAGTCTCCCGTTTCGGGTCAGGCATCCGTTTCGGCTGCCGATGGAATGTCGGCAGGCCCTCGGAAGGACTGCCCTCGGACCGTCAAGACCGGCCCTAGTTCTCCGTGCTCTCGCACTTCGAGGATGTGATTCCCGTAGTACGGCGAGAACTTCCCGGAGACGTCTGAGGCTTGCGCCTCTTCGTGAAGGAATGCCTTGTCAATGCGCTGCCCCGGATCCTTTTCGGCCGTAATCGGGGAGACGCCACAAGTGCAGTTGTTGTGAATCGGCATCAGCTCTGCAATGTGGTATCGCTGTGTGGCGGCGATCTGGCAGAGCTGGCAGGACCGAGCGGAAGAGACAATCCGGCGATAGCCGACGACTCCAAGCTGCGGACCTGATTCAGAGAGCGCGATTCGCGAGGAGTGCGTTCGAGCCAACTGGAGATCGGTTGCGATCATCGACAGGGCCCGTTGTTCTCCGAGGCCTACGGCCTGAGAGAATTCGACGTCCTGCGAGAGCTGATACCAGATCTCTTTGAAAGGTCGCTCATACTCGATCTCTGGAGTAACCCCATTTCGGAGTGCAGCACCCGTCACCTTTTCGGCAGGGATGCCAAGTGGCTGGACTCGACGTCCGGCCATCTCAGAGAGGATCTGAGCGATATAAAGATCCGTCAGCGTGGCTATGGTCTGCTGACTTGCTGCCATGAGTGGGACGATCTGGTCGAGCCATGCGGCTAGTCCGTCGTCTGAGTAGTCGGGGAGTCCGAGCCAGACGGCCTGAGCCGTCTGCGTGGTCCTGGTCCTGACTGCCGCTACTGCGGCACTGGCTCTGACAGCAAGAGCAGTAGTCACTTACCGGCCGGCTGAACCGGCGGTGTCTGTCCCGGCAGAGCCGGGGAGGGAGCGCCAGGAGCAGTGAGCGCCATCGTGCTGGCGCCCGGGGCCGAGCCGGGATCAACGCCGAGAGGGCTGTTGAGGGACGCCAGAAGGGCATCCTTCATCCGCTCTGTCTCCATGCGGTCAATCTCAGAAGGCGTGAAACCGAGAAGCGCCATGCGCTCTCTGAACGGGACGCCGGAGGCTTCCCACTTCACGGCAGCGTCTGCAAGCTCTGCGAGCGTGTGTCTTTCGGGATCGGCCCAGACAATCACGCTGTCCTGACCGATCGAGGAGCCGACATAGGCGCCGGCCATCCGAATGACCCTCTCCCAGCACTCACCAAATTCAACGGCCCTGTCCTTGACCTTCGAGGTCAGTCCAGACTCAGCCGCGGCAAGCGCGTCACCTGAAACATTGGCGATGTCCGCGAGTAGATAGTGAGGGGGCGTGCGGCTGATGGCCGCAATGTCTCGGATGTCCGCGGAGCAAGCCGAAAGAATCGGCTTGAGATCGGTTGCCTGAAAATCGCCAAACTCGGCAGCCTCATCCGGAACTATCCAGAGGAGATCGGCGCCAGGATCGAAAGGACGCTCAGGATTCCCGTTCTCGTCTTCGACCTCAACGCCCTTCACCCATCTCTGCCGGTAGGCTTGCATAGCCTGAGTGACGAGACGATCGAGGACGGTCGTATTGATCCTGTCCTGGATATCGGTAACGTCCTCGAACTCACCCATGCCCATCGGGGAGCGAAAGCGCCGATTGATAAACGGGACGATGGGGACTTCACCGAGTGGGTTCCGTGCCGCGGGTCTATCCGGATCAATCTCCCACGCCGTTGCCTGCCATTCGGCGTTGGTCTGTCCGGCCTTGACGGCTCGAAAGTAGTAGATCACCCGTGGCGTATAGACAATCGCTAGCTGACGGCCCTCGATCGAGTCGACCCAAGTCTTCATGCCGGCCAACAGCCTCCGCGGTCGGACCGGGTCCGACTCGTGAATGACGCTGAACGGATCCTCCGGAGTGATCAGGGGAGTCGTTGCGTCATCTGGATTTGGACCGACAATCACGTAGGAACGCCCGAGGGCTCCAGCCTTGTGATGAACGATGCCGCAATCGGCATCGAGACTGTTCGCCTGCCAGATTCGCCATGCGTCTTTGTCGGTCTCCTGTGTACCGGCCGTGCCGGTACGAAAACCAGTAACCCTAAGACGCTCTCTTACGGCCTCTGCGATGAGGCCCGTGTAGTTGCTTCGGGACATCCTCTGAAGCCGATGATAGGTCTCCCGCATCTTCCTGTTGCCCGTTGGCAAGGGATGCTTTCCCTCGTCATACTGAGACAGCGTCTCCAGGCGCCCGAGATCGGCTGCGAGTGTGTTTCCGAGGCGCAGGAGCCACCAACCGGGGGAATTCGGAGTGTTGGCGTCGTTGAGCACTCATGACCCCCTTAGAATCGGTAGAGCTTCCTGGACTTCTTTTTGACCTCGGTCACGCCGGCTGCGATAGCATCGGCGCGTGCCTTGAAGGCAAGAGTTGCAGCGATAGCGGCGTCGATCTTCTTTGGCGAAGACGGATGTTCTTTGGCGATCGTCACTCCAGCGCGGCCTACTCGGCGACGCGCATTGAGCATGTGGCGCGTTAGCGCGAAGGATCCGTCATGAGTCATTTCGCGATCGATGATCGCGTTATGGATGATCTCCAGGGCGCGGACAGTCAGTGAGGCGCGACCACCTGTCATCCACCACTCAACAAGGTGATTGGCCGAGGCCTTGACCTGGAGGCGTGGACCGTACTTCGCCTCCCACGTATTGACGTGACCTTCCCATTTTGCAGGGTCGGCATAGAAGCCGACCACAGAATACCGATCGAAGGCATCGTCCACGGCGGCAAGAACCTCGATGATCGGGACTTCCCAGCCTTCTCCGTCAGGCCCTTCGGGCTGTTCCCACACGGCAATCTGGAAGAGGTGTCCATCACTCACGCGGCAACCGATAAGTGCCGTTGCGTCGGTAACGCCGCGGGTTCGCTTGCGGGATCCGTCGAACCCGAGAGTCACGACGTCTCCGGGCTCAGCCGGCCGATCGAGATCTTGACATGCAAGCCATTCAGGCTGAGACAGCCATGAGTCGGTTGCATGGGTGATCATGTTGAAGTAGAACCGGTCAGAGTCTTGCGGATCCGTAGCCGGATCCCAGATCTCTGAAATGATCCGCTCGAAGTTGATCCATACGGCATCGCCGTAGACGTGCCGCAGAGCGGCAAGGATGGACTTCTCGTCCGTCTTGTCGACTTCGAAGGGCGGCTCTACGTGATCGTAGAGAAGGCCGCTATCGCGAACCTTCCTCTCTCGGATCTTCTGAGCGAACTCGGCTGACTTCTCGGCCACCGAATCTTCGCCAGGAACGAAGGCATTGGTCGTCTCGATGGATCGACCATTCATCTTCGCCAGATTTCGGCGAAGGACATCTGAGAGTCGATGACCGCCGTTGACAGCGTTCCAAAGGTGAGTCTCGTCTAGGACAGCGAAAGTCGTTCGCTGCCCCTCGCGTGACGTGCTGCTAGCCGTGACTGGGATGAGCTTCCCCGTCGCACTGAAGGTGCGAGTCAGGCCGATATCAAGGCTCGGATAGTTCTCAAGGGCGGGGCCCTTAAGCATCTCCTGGACGAGATCGTAAGTGTTGCCCGTCTGGTCCTCGGAGACTGCCGCTAGTTGGACTAGCGGGGACGCCTGAGGCCGTCCTATCGGCTCACCGGAGAAGGCGTCACGGCCTTCGTAGACAACGGGTCCTAGAAGCTCCGCGCAGCAGATAGCCGCAAGCATGGGGCTCTTTCCCCAGCCCTTCGGGCGGGAGATCACTCCGCGGCGATAGGTGAACTTCCCGGCGCCATCGACGGCATAGAAGTGAGTGATGAAGGCCGCTTGCTCATCGGTGAAGATGAAGGGGTCGCCCTGGTGGTCTCCGTCTGGTTGGACGAGATTATCTCGACACCAGTCGAGAACTCGATATCCAAGGGTCTGATCAGGGGGAAGCGGCCTTAGCTTCTCATTCACTACGCTGGGACTGGTCGTGCCAGCCCTGATGAAGGTTGACCTGAGAGCTAGGAACCAGGGCGCCGCAGGCTGGGCAACAACGCATCGCAGGGGGCTGAGGAGCAACTTCCGACCACTTGTCTACCCAGGCTTGAGACTGCTTCGGCTTCATTGCTCACCCCCGGCCGCGTAGCGGCCTCGGTAGTCTGCAAGTCGAGAGACGTCAGGAGAGATAGCCGGAGACTCAGTCTCAACGGCCGACTCCTCGGGATCGATCTCAATCTTCAGGCGAAGCCTGTCCTCTGGAGTCGCGCCGAACTTAGCGACTCGAAGACGAAGCTCTGAGGCGACCGAACGATCGCCATTCCAGAACTCGGCATGAAGGACGGCAGTCTCCAAGAGGAAATCCCAGTCAGCTGAAGTGAACTGCTGAGCCATGGCGCTTTGGCGCCAGTGCAGCCACCATGCCTTCGTTTGGTCAGGCCAGGAGAGGCCGACGGCCGCACCGTCGATTCGGACCGAGTAACCGGACCGCGGTAGCGGGGAGCCCCTGAGGACTCCATCCGAGACGAGGGAAGTAGTCGATCCCGTCGCGTTGCGACGTCTGCGCTTGTCTGCCGGCTTGGGAGCCGGCCCTCTGCCGGGCATGTTGACTACCTCCCTTCGGGGTCATTCCTTGTCGAACGCGCGATGCGCGTCGTAGATCAGCTCATCGCCCCACGATTGATGAGTCCTCGATGCCCGTCGGCTCCAGGCCGACGCGATGTGTCGAACCTCAGCCGCGGAAGCGGCCTGATCGAGGGCCGAGCAAAGCTCTTCCAGGGTCCGGATCTGTCTGTCAGGCATCGCGAAGCGCTGCTGAGGACTTGAAGGTATCGGGGACGAATCCGTATCGAGGATCGAGGATCTGGCCGAGATAGGCGCCAAACGCAGTTAGAAACTCCTCGTATCCTCGCCATACGGGCGCGTGCCGATCGAAGGACACAACGGGAACCTCCGACGGGCCGTAGGCCGTCTGAACAGCTGAGATGCGTTCCTGTGGCTTCACGTCGAAACGCTCCTTCCGGCCGTGAACGGCCTAGATCATCATTTCGGCCAGTCCCGTACATCCTTCTAGCCGCAGGTTCGTCCCGATGAAAATCCCAGGCCATAGGGGTCTACCCCCCCATAGTCGAAGGCCATCAGATGATCCGGCATTCGAATCCGAGGAAGGGTTGGGAGTCGGATCCAAAGCCGGCCGGATGGTCGGCCGGAAGCCGATCAGATCAATCCGGGATGGCGAGGCGCCTTGCGCCACATGGATTCGCGCTTCCGCGCGGTATTGCCCTCCGCAGAAGACTTCCGGGAGTGATGCCACGCGCAAAGCGCTCGTAGATTGGCGGGCTCGTGAGAGCCGCCATTGATGATGTGGTCGACGTCAGTAGCTCGCTTTGGGCAGCGAGCATTCGTCTCTTGCATCATCCATGTGCACTGATGTCCATCCCTGGCAAGCACAGCTTGCCGAATGGATGACCAGTTGCTAGGTAGCTGACTGCGTCGATTACTGCCTTGCCATTGAGAGCCCATATATGAACCCCCTATGTGGAAGGCTTGCATTAGGTGGCCTAGTAGGATTCGAACCTACGACTAACCGGAATCTTTCCGTCGCTCTGGCCATACTGAGCTATAGGCCACTTGTGACATCGAGAAGCTACTATCGTGGCACTCTGGAAAGTGGCGACTCAGCTTGCTTGTCGGAAGCATGGATTCCAGGTGGAGCGAAACACGTACCCATCCATGACCTATCTCGATATCCCATAACCGCCCCACAAGGGCGGGTGATTAATTCGATCCGTCTAGGACGGATGAAAAACGAAGCCGGCACAGAACTTTTCTCCGCTACCGATGAACTTCGTGAAGATTGAAATTCCGGTCACCAGGAATCAGGACGGGAGCACATCCAAGGACTCAACCAGTGACCGGAAAACCGTGAAGCGCTCTCGCGCGATTGAAGTAGTTATCTAGTAGCGATTCCCCTTGAGGGGAATCGCTTGATATCTGATATCAATTCAGCCGAAGACCTTTGAAGGTCTTCGGCATTATCAATACTGATAATTACTAATGACGGGCGCGCGAGGCGCCTGAGCGATGCTCTCACCCTGGTTATGGGTGTCCATCCGTCCCTGAGCGGACATCGGTCCGCGTAACGGTTTGGTCACGTGCCCTGACCTGCACTGATGGCGTCTCACGCTTAACGCTTGACAGGCAATCGCAGAGCTGCCAAGCTTAACGCATGACAGAACGCGATCGACAAGCAAGACTTTCCACCGACGACGCTATGGCGGCCTTGCGCTCTGCCATACGGGCAGAGGCTGCTCAGGAGTTGCTGGCACTTATGGACTGCACAAAAAGACCGGTTCATGCTGGGCTCTGGCTCGCTGCGACAACTCTCGATCCGTCAGTCAATAACTTTGACTAGGCTTCTCATCAAGACGAACGGCCGGAACTCATTTGGGAGTGAACATGCCCGAAGACGTTGATTGGGAACGTCGGTGCTTGATCCACGGCGAGAAGTGCGACGGAAACCCGAAGCAGCCTCACATGTTCCCGATCAAGAAAAAGTAAGCCGAAACGGCCTTTGGGCCGTCCATCAGGAATGGTCTCCTGATGCTGATGAGGCAGACCCCTCGATGACTGGAGTCATCATGTCGCAGGCTCTCCAATTTCGCGCTCAGATCATCCGCGGCGCTGTGCCGCGTGGAGTCGTCCACTACGGCTGTGACTGCAACCTGAAGATCTCCGGAGTCGGGGAGTTCCCGCGGTACGCCGCGGCTCTGGTGGCCGCTGCTGCGGCCGGCAATCAAGTCCAAGCCTGCCAGAAGTCTGATCCCATCAAGGTGCCGGAGAACTGGCTTTACATGGCCATGCACGCCCGTAGTGAGATGGCTCGCGCCTATTGGCGCAAGAAGTGCGAAATCATCGAGACGGAGAGCTGAGATGGCGAAGACGATTCATCTCTTCCCGTTCAATCTTCCGGCCGTCTCTGAACTGTCGGAAGAGCAGATGGACGGACGGGAGTGCGTCTACTGCAACGGCTACTCGGCGGCCGGCATGAGGCCGGTCGGTCGGCTCTTCGGGATCCTGATCTTCGCTCATCCTGACTGCGCAGAAGCGCATCGATGGGAGGACGAGTGAAGCGGAGTATTCACGCAAAGTGCCACGCTCACAGTAGGTCCCACACCGGACGCCTACTGATCTGTGGTAAGTCTTGGGGTCACAAGAGCGCTGAGCACTATGATCCTGACTCTTCCTGTGGGCAAGGTCGGGAGTCATCGAATCCATAAGGCTGCCAGTCGTCAGTCCTGAGGTCTAGGCTCTCCCCACTCGACACAAGGGGAGAGCCATGTCCTTCGGAGACTTCGTCAGTGATCAGCTACTCAGGAGCGACGGCCAGAAGCTAGGCATACGTGTCCGCCTGAGGGCTGACACGGTGTCTGTGGGCCGCTTCCGCGGCCGGCTGACTGGCTCTCATGCCTCAGTCTCTATCAGTGCCCCACGGGGCACCTTGGCAAGATCTGCGCTTCAGCGCGGCTGGCAGAAGGCTGGCCAGATCAACATCACGATCGTCACGCCCGATGGCGTGGAGCTAGTTTCGTCCGTCAAGGACGAGAAGCGCGCCCGTGCATGGATCGCGCGGTTCAACACACGATCAGGAGTGCACTTGAAGGAGTAGACGTGTGACCTTCGTCCATCTGCACAACCACACGCAATACAGCATGCTTGATGGAGCGGCCCGACTAGGGCCGCTTTTTCAATCCGCGGCTGAGATGGGCATGCCTGCCCTTGCTATGACGGATCACGGCAACTTGCACGGCGCCTACGCCTTCCATCAGGCGGGCCTCAAGGCCGGAGTCAAGCCGATCATTGGCCTTGAAGCCTATGTGGCTCCTGGCAGGCGCCAGGAGCGATCTCCAGTCCGCTGGAATGATGGTGGAGAGGATGACGTTTCGGGACGTGGTGCTTACACTCACATGACACTGCTGGCAGAGAGCAACGCCGGCATGCATAATCTCTTCGGGCTCTCGACCCGATCATTCAGTGAAGGCATTTACTACAAACCACGGATCGACAGAGAGCTTCTGGCCGAGTATTCGGCCGGCATCATCGGTACGACCGGATGTCCTGGTGGCGAAGTGCAGACTTGGCTTCGAATCGGCAACTACGATGCCGCCCGACAGGCGGCCAGCGACTACCGAGATATCCTCGGGACTGAGAACTACTTCCTTGAGATGATGGACCACGGCATCGAGATCGAGTCCCGAGTCAGAGACGATCTACTTCGCCTGTCTCGTGATCTGTCGCTCCCGCTCCTCGCGACGAATGACAGTCATTTCGTCAAGCCCGATGACTCTCGGGCTCACGATCTCCTGCTCTGCATTGGTACTCAGGCCACGGTCGATCAGGAGAACCGATTCCGCTTCAACGGAGAGGGCTACTGGCTTCGTAGTCCAGAGGAGATGCGTCGACTCTGGACTGATCTGCCAGAGGCCTGTGACAACACGCTGAGGATCGCGGAGCGCTGCAATACGTCCTTTGAGTCTCAGGATCTGCTGCCGCGGTTCCCTGTGGCGGATGGGTGGACCGAGGAGCTGTGGCTCCGCACTGAGGTCTATAGGGGGCTCCAGAGGCGCTATGCGCGAGGCATCCCGCGGCAGCACATGGCCCGTGTCGAGTACGAGATGAGCGTCATCACGGAGATGGGATTCGTCTCGTACTTCCTTGTCGTCGCGGATCTCATCGGATGGGCGAAGTCTCAAGGGATCCGGGTAGGACCGGGCCGCGGAAGCGCGGCCGGCTCTCTATGCTGCTATGCCCTTGGGATCACAGATATCGATCCAATCGAGCATGACTTGATGTTTGAGCGGTTCCTGAATCCTGAGCGTGTCTCGATGCCCGACATCGATATCGACTTTGACGACCGACGAAGAGGGGAGGTGATCGAATATGTTTCTCGTAAGTGGGGAGCTTCGCACGTTGCTCAGATCGCAACCTTTGGTTACATCAAGGCGAAGGCCGCAATCAAGGACAGTGCTCGCGTTCTCGGATACGGGTATGAGATTGGTGACGCTGTCACTAAGGCGTTTCCGGCTCCGATCATGGGCAAGGATGCATCTCTGGACTGCATCTTCGATAGCGGCCACGACCGATACCGGGATGCCGGTAAGGTCCGATCCCTGTATCAGTCTCAGGTGGACGTTCGTTCCGTGTTGGACGCTGCCCGGGGAGTAGAAGGACTGATCCGTCAGGCTGGCGTTCATGCGGCCGGCGTCATCATTTCGGCCGAGCCCCTGATCGATCACATCCCATTGTGGAGCCGCGCAGACGGCTCTGTTATCACTCAGTTCGACTATCCGACCTGTGAAGCCTTGGGGCTTCTCAAGATGGATTTCCTTGGCCTGGCAAACCTGTCCATCATCGATGACTGCCTTAGGGAGGTGAAGCGAAATCACGGACGAGACATCGACTTGCTGCGACTTCCATTGGATGATCAGCGAACTTTTGGACTCCTTGCCCGAGGGGATACGCTTGGAGTATTCCAGCTTGAAAGCCATCCCATGCGCAAGCTTTTGCAGCGAATGCAGCCCGACGCCTTCGGCGACATATCGGCCGTACTTGCGCTGTATCGTCCGGGGCCTATGGGGGTTAAGGCGCACTACTCCTATGCCGACCGCAAGACCGGCAGGGAGAGGGTTGAGCCGATCCATCCTGAGCTGTCTCAAGCGCTAGCGCCTATCCTTGACGAGACCTATGGAGTTATCGTCTATCAGGAGCAAGTGACTAAGGCGGCTCAGGCCGTGGCCGGCTACTCAGTCGGCAAGGCTGACCTTTTGCGGAAGGCAATGGGAAAGAAGAACAAAGCTGTCCTCGATGCCGAGTTCGAGCCGTTCTCGGCCGGCATGCGGTTGAACGGATACTCCGAAGAGGCGATCTCTACCCTATGGGACGTCCTTGTGCCATTCGCTGACTACGCCTTCAACAAGGCTCACGCGTCGTCCTACGCCCTGATCTCCTACTGGACTGCCTATCTCAAGGCTCACTATCCAGCTGAGTACATGGCTGCCGTTCTGACCGCGGAAGCGGGCAAATCGCCAGACCAGGACTCGACTCAGGCATACCTTGCCGACTGTCGTCGGATGGGGATCGAGGTGCGTCCTCCGGACGTCAACGTCTCCGGATCTGACTACACGCCGGCATACGGCGTGATCCTGCACGGCCTAGGAGCTGTGAAGGGCGTTGGGGTCGCTGGCGACGCCATCGCCCTGGAGAGGGCCGCTCACGGCCCCTATCAGTCCCTTCCCGATCTCCTGGCGCGCGTAGGCGTGCGTGTCATGAACAAGCGCGTCATTGAAGCCCTGTGCGCTGCGGGCGCACTTGACGCATTTGGGACAAGACAGGCGGTACTGAGGCGGTACTCGGAGACGGCCGATTCGGTCTCTGACCTGGCCAAACGCGAGTCATACGGGCAGTACACCCTTTGGGGTTCTGGGCTCGTTTTGCTGACCTGAAGCTTAACGCTTGACATGGTGTGCAGACCGGCGCACTCTGAGATCAGTCACCGGAACTGAAGACTTCGGTTCCGGATAGAAGGGCCTTCGGCCGTCCATGACTCGACCCCATGGGCGGCCACCCTTGGGGCTCGAAGCTTAACGCTTGACAGGAGAAATCAGATGTCCGAGAAGTCCAAGAAGATCGTCCGCAAGTTCAGCCGGGACGGCATGAAGGCGGACGTCCGATGGTCCGAGAAGGACCGCACTCTTCAGCGCCGCCAGGCGCGCAACATCAAGGCCATCATCCGCACCGTCTGATCAGGAGTAGGACCGTGGAAATCTCTCTCGCAGACGTCATCAAGGTCATTCGCAAGTTCAAGAACGAGATCGAGTTCAGCCGGGCCGTGTTTATGCTGGAGATGACGTTCTTCATGGACGGTCCGAAGAAGGCGATGCACCACGCGCGGCAGATCGCCGCGGCGTATCAGAACATCCGCGTGGCTCGCGAGATGAAGGCGAGTTACTGATGATCGGCATGATAGCGCTCTCTGAGGTACTGGACTTCCGCTCTGGTGACGCCGGTTGCTATGGCCGATGTCAGCAGTGTGGTCGGCTCAGTCGACTTCATGACCTGCCCAGCGTGGACGGCCGCGTGACGGCCTTCGATCCTCAAATGACGTACTGCTGCGATGCGTCGTACGAGGTAATTTCTACGGTGCGTGAAGTCCTTGAGATCAAGCGTAACGATCCGGATTATGCGGATCTTGTCGACTCGATCCGGCACCACGGAATCGGCTTCCCCGTACTGATCTACGGTCGTGCGGTTCGGCACGGTCATCACAGGATCGCCGCTGCGGTTGATCTCGATCTGACAGAGATCCCGTGGACCAATGACAGCTCAATCGGCTGGGAGGAGGATTGGCCTGATGACTCAGTTCTCGATTGCAGCGCCTGAACTGGCGCGGCTGACTCACAATGCTCTGGCATTCATGCCGGCTCGAAGTGCGGTCGGTGCCTGCCGACTCACCATTGGCAGGGATCGCGGAACGCCCGTCCTGGAGATCACAGCGACCGATCTCTATGCAGCGGGGAAAGACTTTGCGGAGCTTGATGATTTCCCGCGAGGAACCTTCGAGACGATCGACCTCTCTCGGGAAAACCTCGTCACGTTCGACAAGATCGCACGGGCGAAGAAGAAGGACGAAGTCCGGATCGAGATCCGTCATCAGGATGGCATGTCAGTCCTCGACGACAACGGCGCATGGATGCCGTTCCTAGATGCCTCAGACCGGCGTCAGCCGGTCGACCTCTGGGAGCGAGTAGACGAGACGCTGACGCGCCTTGAGCGCGTGTCTCCGGTCATTCCTGAGTTTCTGATGATCGACCCTTCGATCATGGCGAAGTTCGCCAAGGTGAAGTGCTCCGGCGAGACGATCTGCGATCTCTATATCGCGGGTCCGGATGAACCGATTCTCGTCAAGATCGGATCGACGTTCCGCGGAGCGATCATGCCTGTGAGCCGGGATGAAGCTGTCGCTTCAGATTTGATCGGCCCCGAAGGGGGCTGGGATTTTTCTTAACCTCAAGCTTAACGCATGACAGGGAGGGTCAATGCTTGTCTTTCGGGTGGCACACACCTCACACGTGATCGAGGGATTTCCGGCCGGACCGTACTGTAGCGGCGATTGGGATGAAGAATTCTGGCAGGATCAGATGGGCAGTGTCCATTGTGACGATGACCATCCGACTCCGAGAAGCGATGGGCTTCCCTATCCGAACTCCTTCGAGTTTTGTGCATTCGACTCAATCGAGGCGCTTGGAACGTGGTTTGGCGGCTGGCTCGAAAAGCTCGAAGAGCGTGACTATCGGATTCACGTCTATGAGATCCCGAAGAGCTCTGTCCAGATGGGGCGGGTTCAGGTTCTCGCGGATCTCCGTCAAGCGAAGCTTGTTCGGATCGAATCGTGCATATCCTCAGAACTGGAGATTGCAGTATGACTGACATCGACATTCCAGCCGCGCTGGACAAGGCGGCTGACTTCATCGAGATTCCCGGTAACTTCGGCAAGGGACGATTCAAGCAAGGTGGGTGTTACTGCACCCTTGGCGCCTTTGCTCTCGCCCTTGGGGTCGAATGCCTGATCGACGACGACGCGGTCACAGCCCTCGACAGTGAGACCTATTGGGCCCATAGCGGTGCCTTCTCTCGTGGCTGGGAGGAGCTGAGCAAGACGGCCATGAGTGTTGCGAACGTCAATGCCGTCCAGACCATGAACGACCGACCGGAGACAACGGCTGAGCAGATGGCCGGCGTGCTTCGTGAGACTGCGGAGCGACTCCGGCGGGAGTCGGCATGACAGACCGCCCGATCGAGTGGACGCCACGACGCTTCACTGAGTCTGAGTGGCGTGAGCTGCTACGCCTGCTCTTTGGCCAGTTTCGGTCCTGACGGAGTACCACAACGCCCGCGCCGCGCGGTAGGCTTGAGCCTCCAACAGAAGTGCCTGCCAGGGGTGCAACCCTGGCAGGCGCGCGGCTGACTACGAAGGAGTCTTCCGCATGGGTCATCTTGCCACGCCTGACGCGCCCTTGGCCACCTTCACGGGTGGCGTTGTCGGTACTCAGCCTCGATTCCGCGTTCTGGGATATGCCCGGGTTAGCACCGCTGAGCAGCGAAACGGATATGGGATTCCCATTCAGGATCGGAAGATCCGAGCCTATAGCGATGCAAAGGGCGACTGGGATCTTATCGATATCCTGTCCGATGAAGGGGTTAGCGGAACCCTGGAGATTGAGGATCGTCCCGACGGTCGCAAGGCCATGGAGATGGCCCGACGGCGGGAATTTGATATTCTCGCCGTGCACAAGGGAGACCGCATCGGCCGAAAGGGGCGTGCCTTTTGGCGGTGGGTTTGGGCTCTCGAAGATATGGGTATTTTCGTTGCCCTGGTGAACAAGAAGATTGATAACTCAACTCCAGAAGGCCGGGCCCAGATGCGCCGGGAGGCAGATTATGCCGAGACGGAGTGGGAGACGATTCGATCTCGCACCCAGGATGGTCAGCAGGAAAAGGCTGAAGACGGCGGTTGGACCGGTGGCCAGCCACCCTTTGGTTGGCTTATCCTTGACAAGGGAAGGAAGGGCCTTAGTCGCCTGGGCCCTGACGCCGATGAAGGAGAGATTGCCAACTTCGTGATTCCTCTCTTGCGCGCAGGCAAGCCTTGGCGACAGTGCGCCATGGCTGCAAATAGCGAGGGCTATTTTGCTCGTTCCGGTGTTCCTTGGAATGGTGAGAATCTTCGGGGCAGGATGCTTTCTGAGCCTATGCTTAAGGGGTATGTCACCTTCCGTGATCCGTCGAATAAGGTGACGGTTCTTGATCGGGATGGCAAGCCACTGCACGGACCATCCGTCAGAATTCCTGCGCCGCAGTTCCTCTCGGATTCCGATGTTGCGTTCCTGAACAAGATTGCGGGTCGGGTGCAACGCTCTCAGGCTAAAGCGTCCACCTACACGCTTACTGGACGCCTGATTGGCCAGTGTGGCAAACATTATTCCGGCAGGCTCGATGCTGCCGGCAGCAGGCGTGGCTATCGGTGCACTGGTCGGAATGAAGCCTATCCGGGTGCACCTAAATGTAATGACAGCGAAATTGATGCAGAGCTGGCCGAATCGTATATCTGGGATCGCATCTGCAATACGTTCTCAAATGAAGCCAGATTGGAGGAGATCGCCGGGGATTGGCTTGGCCTCGTCGGATCGAACGATGACGCACATGCCGAGAGGATTGCAGATCTGGATCGACAGATCGGCTCCATGAACGCGTCAATCACTGCCGTGATCCTGGCCGCAGCACGCTCTCAGCAGTCTCCCGAGGCCATTGTTGGTGCTACGGCTGCTCTAAATGCTGAGCTATCGCAGCTCCAGCAGATGCGTTCGGAGGCTGCGGTATGGCTCGAAGAACGTGATCTCGCAGTCCAGCGAGCCGCGAGTCTTCAGGAGCTGGCCCAAAATTCGAGGCTACAGCTTCCGCAGATGTCCAAGGAGGGGCAGTCTACGCTTCTCGGGTTGCTAGATATCAAAATTGCGGTTGAGGGTGTCGTTCCCCAGCTTCGTTCCGGCCGGCCGTGTCCCGCAAGGGCTTGGTATCGGGATCGCGAAATTGGCGTTCCCAAGATTTCTGATGATCAATGGGCCCTGGTTGAACCGCTGATGCCGCGGCCGGGACCACGGGGGGATGTTCGATTGCTGGTTGTTCGGACCATTTTGGACAAGGCCACATCGGGCGACTCGTGGAAGGCGGCTTCAGCGCGCAACGGAGTTTCGTGGAGCACAGTGGCGGACATATGGCCTCGTTGGCTGGCAGACGGAACCTGGGAGCGCCTAGACACCGCCTTGGCTGAGACTGAACGCCAACCTGCATGGTCACTCACGATGCCACCTGTCTCGATTACAGGCTATGCAGACCTACGATTGGGGGTGGTTGGCGAATCATCGTGTTGA